GTAGTCGAGTTTGTCGTTGTCAAGTTGCTCTTTACAAGCCTTAACATAACCACGCTCTAGGGATTGGATTACTGTGTCACGCAGTAAGTCGGTGATAAGTGCATCACCGATATAAACAAACCAAAGGTTATCGGTTGATGAATCAAAGTAACATTCAAGGTCAACGCCTAGCGCGTCTGGGTGTTCGCACACCATACAGTCAAATTCTGCGTGTTGTGCTTTCATGCTGTCACCTCAACATTGGTTGTATATTTTTCTTCATGAACATTTTTAATGCGAACAACCATCTTTTCGTTAATCATCCATTGCAATACACCGCGAACATCCATCCAATTTTTTACGGGAATTTTTGCTTGGTTGACTGAATTAATAATGTCATCCCACTCACATAAGCCATCTTTAAATGCGCTTTGTATTGCTAGTAGTATTTTTTCGTTTCTAGTCATGCCACCACCTCATCAAAAAAGATTGATGGAACTTGACTTTTATTTGCTAAAACATAATGGTGTTCACCATTACGGAAGATTTCTTTTTTATATTCAATAACTTCACCAATTTCAATATCTTGATTAGTAGGCGAAAGAATTGATGGGACTTGACGAATACAAATTGCTTTTTTCATACATACTTTCAAAAGACCCCTTGTGGAAATCACTAGGGCATGGATAGAAGTATAAGGTAACTTAATGCTATGTCAACAATTATTTTGTAGGTAGTTTCCCTAGTGTTGTTAAATGCCAACATAAGCAAACTTAATTATAATAAAGCATGGACAAACAACAACTAATCAAACTTGCAGGCTCACAAATTGACCTTGCCAAACTTCTTGGTATATCTCAAGCAGCTGTTAGCCAGTGGAAGAAAGTTCCCCAAGCACGAATTTGGCAGTTGAAGTTGCTAAAACCAGAATGGTTTAGCGTATAATTTTTTGAAACGAGGCTAGGTTGGAAGTTGCTCTCCAACCGAAAAGGGTTACACCTTCCCCTGCCTATGTTTCTTTCAAAGGTGCGTTAAAAAGGTAAAACTCAATGCACTATTACCAGTTTAATATCGGTGACTATAAAAGTCATACCGAGCATTTGTCTGAATCTGAAGACCTTACTTACAGGCGTTTGCTTGATTGGTACTATCTTCACGAATCCCCCATTCCACTTGATTTAATAGAGATTTCTAGACAGATTCGTATGCGTTCGCATAGCGATTGCATTGCGTCTGTATTGCAAGAATTTTTTGAGCGCACAGACCAAGGATGGGTTCACCACAGGGCTGAAAAGGAAATCGCTAAGACTGGCGAGCGTTCTGAGAAGGCTAGTGCAAGCGCTAGGGCTAGATGGGATAAATTAAAAGATGCGAACGCATTGCCAACGCAATCCAATAGCAATGCTACACATAACACAGAACACAAGACACAAGACACAGAACACTTATCTATATGCCCACCTAGCGGTGGACTGCCAAATTGTGACCATGAAAAAGTAATAGCCCTTTACCACCAGCACTTGCCGACATTAAGGCGTATTGAAGTCTGGAACGAAACCCGTAAAGGTTACTTACGGCAGAGATGGCGGGAAGTGGCTGAAGAACTAGCCAAAGAGAAACAGGTACAAGTTTCTGACATTCTTGACTGGTTTACAGAATTCTTTGTACACATCGGTACATCCAAGTTCTTGACTGGTAGGGTAAACAGCAAAGATGGCAGACCATTTATTGCCGACTTAGAGTGGATACTTAAACCAAGCAATTTTGCAAAAATCGTAGAGGGAAAATACCATGGCACTAACTAATTTTCGTAACAATGTCAAACAAGAATCTGGCTTTGATGAAGAGCAAAGATTGATGTGTTCCTATCCTGGCTGCCATAAACGCTGGACAGTCTATGTAAGCGGTGATAAGCCTAAATGCTCAGAGCATCAATGGGGCAAAGATAAAACAACTTACTCGCATCCTACTATTGAGAAATCAATTACCCAGACTGTCCAACAATGGTATGAGAAGGAGGAATTTTGATGAACAAAATTGAATTTGGCGATTGCCGTGAAACTATGCGTAAATGGGCATCAGAAGGCATCAAAGCTCAAACTTGCGTGACCAGCCCGCCTTACTATGGATTGCGTGACTATGGGCATGAGGGGCAAATAGGTCTTGAGGAAACCCCAGAGGAATACATTAAATCAATGGTTGAAGTATTTCGCTGTGTGTGGGATGTGCTGGAAGATGACGGCACATTATGGTTAAACATTGGGGACAGTTACGCGGGAAACAATAGCCAGGCATCCAATAACGGCAGGGCTGGCTTTGGTAACGCAAGAGAGCGCGTAGTTAATAGAACTGGTGAAGGTTTAAAAACCAAAGACCTCATTGGCATACCTTGGATGCTGGCATTTGCCCTACGAGCAGATGGGTGGTATTTACGCCAAGACATAATCTGGCACAAGCCTAACCCTATGCCTGAGTCAGTGCAAGACAGGTGTACAAAGGCTCACGAATACATATTTTTGTTAAGTAAGTCATCTAAATATTTTTATGATGCTGATGCTATAAAAGAGAAATCAATTTTTGCTGGAGAGAAACGAAGTTTTAATTCTCCCAAAAAGGCTATGAGGAATGTTTCTGGTGAAATATCAACTGGTAATGAACATCCTGATGCTTTGCCCGTAGAGGTTTCAGAGTTTAAAAACAAGCGTAGTGTTTGGACAGTAAACCCAAAACCTTATGAGGGCGCACATTTTGCCGTGTTTCCCACAGACTTGATTGAACCTTGCATTCTTGCTGGTGCGCTTGCTGGTGGTTTAGTGCTTGACCCGTTTATGGGTAGCGGAACAACAGCTCAAGTTGCCCAAACCCTTGGGCGCAAATATCTTGGTTGTGAATTAAATCCTGCTTACAAGCCATTACAAAACAAACGATTAGCCCAACAATCATTGGAATTAATATGACCAAGAATGAAGCCCATGAATTACTTGATGCAAGACGGGGAGGACTCTCAGTCTTACCGAGCGCGATTGATACAGCACTATTCCTCACAGGAGACCTTGGAGGAAATGCGTTGGTGTTTAGCGAGGGAATGGATAGCCAGATACAACAGGAAAGTCCAAGATGTTGGCAAAGTAAAGGCTATGACGTGGTGGCTGGCACAGGTCGATACTATGGAAGCGAAGAATGGTTTAGAGCAAATCACGGATTTAAAGAGGCGAATGAACGAACTGAGGAACAAACATGAATGAATTTAATCAGACAGAAATGGAATCCAAAGTTAAACAAGAACACCTACGTGAGATGAAATACCCATCTAGAGAGCAGTTAATGGCAGAAGTAGCGGTGTTGACCGAATTGGTACGTGTTCTGTCAGACAGAATTACAGAACTGGAAAAGAAATGAGATATGCAAAAATATGTAAATCATGCGAACAACCATTTCCTTGTGACAGAACATCAAATGTAATTACTTGTTCTATTGAATGTAGGCTTGCTCATAGAGAAGCAAAAAAAGGTAAAGCAAATTGCTTACATTGTGGTAAATACTTTACATTTTCACCATCAACAAAAAAAATCTATTGCACCTATGCTTGTCATTTGGCTAGTGGTGGTGCTTGGAGGGCTGGAATAGCCGCACAGAAAGCAATTATGAAATATGGCGCAAAAAAAGACGCAAATCATCACGAGATAGTGGATGCTTTAAAAGTCGCTGGTGGATATGTTATTGATATGTCCCATGTTGGTGGTGGTTTTCCCGATTTAATAGTTGGCGCACATCAAAAGACCATACTTGTGGAAATCAAAAATCCAAAAACCGCTTATGGCAAAAGAGGTTTAAACAAAAATCAAATTAAATGGAAAGAGAAATGGCTTGGTGGCCCATATTGCGTCATAGACAGCGTAGAAGCCGCTACAAGGGCTATAAAAATGCTTGCTGACCCTACCCTACCAACAGAATCAAATGAAATACCAACTAACGAGTGAGAGCCAAGCCAAAGCCTTGATGGTCACGCTGTGGCCAAAAGTCCTAACCGCCCTAAATGCTGGCAAACCGCTAGTGATGGAGATTAAAGCTGCTAATAAAAGCCGTGAACAAGAAGAAAAATATCACGCCATGATTAGCGAGATAGCAACGCAAGCCCAACACATGGGCAGTAAATGGGATGCTGAGAGTTGGAAACGACTACTGGTTGACCAGTTTTGTAAGGATACTGGGCTAAAAACAGGCGTAGTAATGCCTAATTTATCTGGCGATGGCATAGTGCAACTAGGCTTTCAGACAAGGAAGTTTACCAAAGAACAAGCGTCAGAATTTGTCGAATGGCTATACGCTTGGAGTGCAGAAAACGGGGTGTTACATGAAACTTATGAATAACCCCTACGCTACACACATAGACTTTTTTAGTTTTAAGGGTTTCTTTAAAAATAACCCAAACGCTACGCCTAGCAATCTGGATATGATTTTTGAGCGCAAAGGTAAGTTCTTGGTGGGTGAGTGGAAACGCCCAAACGAAAAAATAAGTAAAGGGCAAGAAATCCTACTGAAAACCTTAGCCAAACAGGAAAACTTTGTGGTTTTAATAATCCAAGGCGATACAGACGGGGAGATGGTGGTAAACAAGTATTGGCGGGTGGTCAACGATAGTTGCCAACAAGTAGGCGAATCGGCAGAACATCTAAAGGAATATATGAACCTATGGTACGAGTGGGCAGATGAACAATAAACCTACGGCTAAAGAGCGCAACCATTTAACAAAGATAAAAGAGATGAAGTGTGGTGTATGCGGTGCAGCTGGCCCAAGTGACGCGCATCATATTGTTCAGCATGAACAGTATCTATGTATACCTTTGTGTAAAGACTGCCACCAAGGGTCGCACAACGGCATACACGGGGAACAAAGGATATGGAATGTCTACAAGGTAGACGAATTGTCTGTGCTAAACGAAACGCTGAGAGTATTACTTGCGTAATGCAGGGATGCCAGCCTGTGGTTGCGCTTCATGGCTTCTACGCATAGGATGAGCATGAGCCATATCGGTCTTTTCGTGTGCTTTCAATTCTTTTTCGAGTTCTGCAATCTTACGCATTTCTTTCTTATGCTCGCGTTCCATTTCATAGTGGCCACCAGAAGTAGGTTGGCGCTTAGACTCAGTAATTTTAAAATTGGTAGGCATTGGAAAAAACTCCTATAATGGTGTGGACATTGTACAATGTCGATTAACCTTGCAAGGAAATATCATGGGAAAAATGGACAAAGAAGTTTACAAGATGGGTAAGTCTGGCGAGAAAATGCCTAAAGGCGTTTTGTCATCTGACACCTCTGGTGAGCGTAAAGGCAAAATCGTTGGTGGTGTAGGTATGGGTAAAGAAGACAAGACTGCTGGCATGGAAGGCGAGTTCAATACTGGCCGTACCTCTGGCGTTTGTTATACCCACGACCGCTCAAACTATCGTTAAAAGCGAAACCCCAGTAGTCGTGCATGACTAAAGGGGCTTCTAACCAAATCAAAGAAAGGTTGATATGGCTGTTGAGCATTGTAAAGACTGTCGGTACTATCACGATAACGGCTCGATATTAGGGCTGTGCCGTAGGTATCCAACTTATCAAAACCGAAGTCCGAACGAGACTTGCGGTGAGTTTTCGGTGAAAGCAGTTGCCGAACTTACCCCCGTTAACGCGGGGGATTTTTTGCCTGACCCAGTTAAGAAGCGTATGGGCAGACCGCGCAAAGAAGCACAAGAGGTGGCAGATGGAAATTAAACCATTACGCGACAAAATCATTGTCAAGCCAGAGCCTCGCCTAAAGTCAAACATAGACTTATCGCTAATGCAAGAAGCCGACTCAATCGGAACTGTCATTGCAGCTGGTGACGATGCGTTACTCCAAGGCGTTAACATTGGTGACCGAGTGCTATTTGGCACATTGGCTAAAGAATACAAAGACGAGTACTTGAAGTTTGAGGAATTAAACTTAGATGGTGAGCGTCATCTTAAAATGTCGTGGCAAGATATTGCCGCAGTATTGGAGGAAGTATGAAAACGGGTTTGTATAGCAATATCCATAAAAAACAAGAGCGTATCGAGCGCCAAAAGGCTGAAGGCAAGCCAGTAGAGAAGATGAGAACGCCTGGCTCAAAGGGCGCACCTACTGCCAAAGCATTTAAAGAATCGGCTAAGACCGCAAAGAAATGAAAAAGCACGACAAGCCCATAGAGCATAAAACCACGGGTAAGGGCAAGACCTACAACCCTACGGACAAAGGCGCTGGAATGACGGCTAAAGGTCGTGCTGAGTACAACGCAAAGAACAACGCCAATCTGAAGCCACCAGCCCCAAATCCCAAGACAAAAAAGGATGAGGGTAGGAAAGCATCTTTTTGTGCGCGTATGGAAGGCGTAGTAAAGAACGCCAAAGGGCCTGCTGAACGGGCAAAAGCATCATTAAAGAACTGGAACTGCTAATGGACAAAGAACTAATTAACTTACGAATTCAAGACTTAATCGCTAAAGGTAAAGAATTGGAACAACAGCTGCACCAAATAAATGGTGCGCTACAACAATGCCAATGGACTTTGGCTGAACTGGAGAAAAACGATGCTGAAGAAGTCGACAAGCCCGAAAGCGTTTAAAGAAAACATCAAGACGGAAATAAAGGCTGGTAAACCAGTTAAGCAAGCCGTTGCGATAGCGTATTCAGAAAAGCGTGAAGCGGCTAAAATGAAGGCATCCAAGAAGTAAGGAAGCCTATGCCAACATTAGCAGAACTCGCACAAATGAGTAGCGGAGATGACTCTGGTGCTTATGTTGGCTATCCACAATTACAACGCCAAGCAGCTCGGATGCGGTTATCACAAATGGGAAGAATCCCAGAAAACTTGGCAGACCCAAGAACTTATGGGTTTATGAGTGGTTTATTGGGTACATCGCCAGACCAATTAGGAATGAGCGTGTTGTCTCCTAATACTGCACCTGCGAAAGATGCGGCTTATTACGGCTACCAATTATCCAACCTTGGTCAAATGGCTCCAGCAATGATGCCAGCAAGTAAAGCATTGTTAAGAACGGCTGGCAATGCTGTTAATGACGCTATGGTGTACGGCACAGGCCCATTGGCTCGTATGACTCCGCAACCTATGCGCATCGTGCCACCAGAAACGGCAAAACGCATAGATATGCCGACTACCTTGCCAAACTCAAAAGAGTTTATGGAAGCAATTTCAAATGACCCATCTGCTCAACTTACCAATGAAGGCTTATTGATAAATTTGAAGCGGTCACAAAATCCTGCCCAATCTGGACAAGAATCTGTAAGAACAGGCGTTTTCTATCTGCCAGAAAATCAATCTGCCAATCTCAAGCATTACAGAGGTAATACAAACTATGGTGGTTCTGAGCCAATAGAAGGTCAAACCCTGCTTAAAAACCCCTTATTTGTCAAAGGTGCTACTGGTGGTAAAGCCCCAGAAATGGCTTACCAACAATTAACCGATAAGAAACAATTAAAAGAATTGCAAGATGATGTGTTTAAAGCAATACACGGCCCACGCGATATTAAAGTTGATTTAGTACAGCAATTCCTTGATAAACACGCCCCAGACTTAGCCGATTACGCTCATTACATTATTGATAACAGCAAACAAGGCAATCAACTGAAATACGCCTTACAAGAAGCCGCAATAGCACATAAAGTAAGAAGCGCAGGGCATGATGCTGTTTTAGGTTACTCAAAAGGGAGAGGTGACAAAGGTCACTTTTTCTCAGAAGTATTTGATGTGAGGGAATCACATTATCCAACCCCGCAAGGTGATTACAACTTAATGCCACAGTTTGAAAACAAAATTAAATGACCGAAGAAAAACGCCCAGTTGGTAGACCATCGTTATACGACCCAACCTTTTGCGAGCGGGTGGTTGAACTTGGGCGCATCGGTAAATCCATCGAGCAAATAGCCGCTAATCTAGGGGTTTCTACTAGGGTCTTATTCGATTGGAGAGATAAGCACCCAGAATTTCTGCACGCCTTGGAATATGCAAAGGAATTAGAACTAGATTGGTGGGAGACAATAGCCCAAGCAATGATGGTTGAGAACAAAGATAGCGACAAATTGAATTCTTCTATCTGGTCACGCAGTATGGCGGCACGATTCCCTAAGAAGTACAGAGAAAGCCTAAAACAAGAAATCTCAGGTGCAGATGGTGCGCCACTACTAACGGGGATTACAGTAACCTTTGTAAAGCCTAATGCAGACTAATGCAGAGTTCCCAGTAAAGATGGCAAGCCTTTTTGATAAGGCACGATACAAGGTTTACTACGGGGGTCGCGGTGCTGGCAAGTCACATTCAGCTGCCAAGGCGTTACTGATACTAGGGGCTAAGAGCCAAATCCGTGTACTGTGCGCCCGTGAGTACCAGACCTCAATTAAGGATTCTGTTCATAAGTTACTGTGCGACCAGATTGTTTTGATGGGTATGGAAGGGTTTTACGAGATAACCCAAAACAGCATCAGGGGTAGAAACGGCACAGAGTTTGCATTTGTAGGTTTAAAGAACAATGTGGCCAATGTAAAGTCATACGAGGGCATAGACATTTGTTGGGTGGAAGAAGCCCAGACTGTTAGCCGTATGTCGTGGAATACCTTAATTCCAACAATCCGCAAAGAATCTTCTGAGATATGGGTAACATTTAACCCAGAACTGGAATCAGACGAGACTTACCAACGCTTTGTTGTTAAACCGCCAGAGGGGGCGGTAGTACAAAAGATAAACCATAGTGATAACCCGTGGTTTCCAGAAGTATTGGCATACGAGCGTGATGCGCTAAAGAGTAGAGACCCGTCAGCCTACCAAACAGTCTGGGAAGGTTTGTGCCGTTTAACAGTAGATGGGGCTATCTTTGCCCAAGAAATGCAAGTGGCAGAGTTAGATGGGCGTATTACAAAGGTCAACTACGACCCTACAAAGCCAGTACACGCGATATTCGACCTTGGTTGGGCAGATAGCACAGCAATTTGGTTCTTGCAGTTTGTAGGCATGGAAACCAGGCTAATTCGCTACCACGAAGATAACCAAAAGACTATTAGCCATTACCTAGCCTTGATGCAAACCTATGGTTATATGTATGACACGCTGTGGCTACCGCACGATGCACAGAATAAAACCTTGGCAAGCAACGGCAAGTCGATAGAGGAGATTGTGCGGGCAGCAGGACATAAAACCCGCATTATTGAGCGCACACCGATAGTCGATAGCATCAATGCAGCTAGAACAATATTTCGTAATTGCTGGTTTGACCGCGAAAATTGCTACGATGGTTTACAATGCCTTAGACATTAC